ATGGGCGAGAATGCGCGCAGATATATCACCCGGCGCGGGGTGAAATATTCCTATCGTCGCCGCGTACCATCGGATCTTGAGGATGTGCTGGGGCGAGAGGTCAAGATATCGCTTAAGACCGATAGTTATGACATGGCGTGTGACCGTGTCGGCGCGGTCAATGACCGGGTCATGGCCTATTGGGATGACCTGCGCGCGACCGGCAAGGCGACCCTGATTGCCGAACGTTATGCCAATGCCCGTGCGCTGGCCGGGCGGCTGGGCTGGCGATATCGCACCGCCGATGACCTGGCAGTGAACGCGACGGCGGGCGAGGTGATCGAACGCCTTGAAGCCCTTGACGGGGTCGATGACCGGCGGATCACGACGGCCGTTCTGGGCGCTGCCCCCGAGCCGCAATTGCGCCTGTCGGGGCTGTTTGCCGAATATGAAAGCCTGACGCGCGATCAGCGGGTTGGCAAGTCCGACCGGCAGATCAAGGTCGCCCTTGGTCCGTACAGGCGATCCGTCGCCAGCCTCATCGATGAAATCGGCGACAAGGTGGTGTCGGAGATCGAGCGGGCCGACGCGCTGGCGTTTCGCGCCAGATGGTCGCGGCGCATGACCGAGGAAGGGCTTTCGCCCAAATCGGCCAACAAGGAATTCAACAGCCTGCGCGCCATGTTCCGCACGATTGGCGATGCCTATCTGGGCGGGCGTGCGAATCCGTTCGTCAATATTTCCTTTGCCACCAAAAAGGCGGGCGGCAAAAAGCGCGGCGCAACCGTATCGGCGCAATGGGCCTATGACGTGGTGTTATCGCCGCTTGCGATCATGGCCGGGATGAATGATGAAGCCCGCCTGATTACCGCGATACTGGCCGAAACCGGGGCACGGCCCAGCGAGATATGCGGATTGCTGCCCGATGATATCCGGCTTGATGGCAAGGTGCCCTATATCCAGATCAGCCCGAACCGGATCCGGCAGCTTAAGAACGAACCATCAGAACGGCAGATACCGCTGGTTGGCGGGGCGTTGCCCGCGGCGGCGGCATTGATCAATGCGGGCGGGATCGTGCGGTATCTTGGCAACAATACCGGGTTTTCCAATGCGGTGAACAAGTTCATGCGCGATCATCATGCGTTCGAGCATGGCAGGCAAAGCCTGTATTCGCTGCGGCATTGCTTCGAGGATCGGTTAACGGCGGTCGAAGCGCCGGACAAGATCGCCGCGGCCCTGATGGGGCATAAATTCCATCGTGAGAAATACGGGGCAGGGCCGTCACTGGCGCAAAAGCGCGACTGGCTTTTGAAGATATCGCTTATGCCGATTTCATCAGATCGGACATCAGGTTTTCCAGTGCGGCGGGTTGGCTGATGCGGTTGCGTTCGTCATAAAGCTTCTTGGCCAGCGCCATCAGTTGCCCGTCTTCAAACAGGTCGCCCTGATCGCGCATGATGCGCGCGAGAATCGCAAGCGCCCTGTCGATACGGGCAAGCGTTATCGTGTCGCCCGTATCGATGCGCCGCGCACCTTTCATGGTGATCGCAATGGTCACATTATCCCCCTTGTTTGCATCGCCCGCGAATCAGGAGCCGATCCGGGGACAGGATGCTGTCGCTTTGCGAATAGACGCGCCGGTCAATTTCACCAAACCCGTTCGGGCACATGCCATAGCGCGCAACATCTTCGCGCATCCACCGTTCCCGATCTTCATCGGAGTACCCCAGAAGAACGGTTCCATCCCATACGAATTCGGTATCGCTGACCGGGGTGAAACGGGTGTGGTTTTGGCGGTCCGTGCTTTCACATGCCGTCATGGTCAATCCCCCGATGATCACTGCGGTGATCGCCATCCATCCGTGTTTTTTCATTGCAACCTTCCTTGACAATTATCCCGATCACAACAACGACCGGTCGTACATGGTCGCGCGCTGTTCGCGGATTGGCAAGGTGGCATCTGTCAAACCAGCTTTTGGGGATGGCGGTTTCGGCGATGGTGAAAATGTCGGGGCCGCTGCCATCCTCGGTATTGATGGCAATCACCTGGTCGCCGGGCCAGTAGGTGGTGGCGGTGCAGTCGGCGGTGATATACTGCCCGTCAATCACGAATATCGCATGATCAAAGGGCTTTCTGTCATTGGCGGCGGGCAGGTGGCGAATGCCGTAATCCCGCGCCTGCTTGACGATGCCTTTGGCGCGGTCCTGTTTCATCTGGGCGATGATCATGTCGCGGACCGGGTGGAAATGGGCCTGCAGCAAGGCGCTGGCGCGGGAATTGATTTCGCGCTGTTCGGCGCGGGTCGGGTGCCAGTTGCGCGACGCGGCCGGCAGGATCATTGGCATGCGCCGTTGCCGCCATGCGGTGAAAACCGTGATCACCTCGCGCCGGACGGCTTGCGCCCGGCTGGTTCTGGCAAACATGCAGATCAGTAAAGCCTGTTCTTCATTCAGCCAGTATTCCTTGACTTCCCGTGTGGCCCTTGACCCTATTTCGACCATCGCGCCACGGTGGCGCAGTGGTCCGAAGCCCTCAAGTTCTGCGGTGTTGCGTTCGATCAGTTTGCGGATATCGCGCGGGCGGGCCATGCCAAGGCATTCGCCCAGCCGTTCATCACGGATGCGGGGTTCGTCTTTAGCGATTGATGTATTCAGGTCTGACGCGGACAGAGTCCGGGCGTTGGTTGGTTCGCTCATGGCGACCTCCTTCTGATAGGGTATAACCCGATCACAGAGAGGCCAATCTCTGGTGATCGGACGTGCAGGATTGGCCTTACCGCCAGAAGGAGCGGCGCACCCGAAGGTGCTCCCACACGCCCGACCATAAGAAAACCGCGCATCAACAGGTTGGGCGCGGTTCGAGCGCCTTCTGACAGACGGGAGACCAATCCCGGCCATGGATGCGTCCATGACGGCGGGAATGTTACGCCCATCGATTTGCGCGGTCAAGAATGTCATGCGGCGCTGCTTTCTTCACCGCTGGCGGCAAGTGCCGTGCGGTAACTGCCCGGTCGCCAAGACAGGATCGGTTTTGTTTCGGTCAGAATGTCATTGACCTTGGCGATGGCGTCGGCCAGTTCCGGTGCAACATCCGACAGATACATGTCTTCGGGCAGGTAATCGTTCCAAATTTCATCGATATCAATGATGGGAGCGTATTCCGGTTCACAGATGACCAGCCGCAGGGTTTCGGCCCGCAGGTCGTCATTATCGGCAAGATGTTCGCGCAGTTCCTCTTCATCATTAAAGAACCGATCAAGCGTTTGGGAATAGACCATGCCGTCGTCCCATTCGGCATAAGGCATCGCGTTGTAGCGTTGTTCCGCGTGCTTTGCCCGGCATTCATCGCAACATGTCCAGTTGCGCTGGTGCTCGTGTTTCCCGCATTCCTCGCAAAGCTTGTGGGTGCAGCCGTCGTATCGGGCGGTTCGTTCGTCATTGCCATAGAAGCGGCCGGTGGAACTGACCCAGCCGGTGACCTGCCGCAGGCTTGCGGCTTCCGCGCTGTGATACAGTATTTTCGTTTCGGTTTTCATTACTCAATCCTCCCCGATAGCCGTGCAATCCAAGATTTCCCAGCGGGCGATGGATGCGTAAATGTGGTCGTATCTCAGAAACTCGTCGAGATCGTGCGACGACTTGATATCGTTGAAGTGCCGGACGGCCTGATCCGCGAATGCGTTGGCAATTTCCGCCGTGCTATGGTACGCCAGATTGTGGAGTTCATCCGGCGTCATATCCACCTGCCGCGCAAGTTTCTCGCGGTTTCCAGGCTCAATGTCGTCGAGTTCGAGTGACAGGGTTATCGTAAGTTTGCGTTTCATGCTGCAATCCTTTCAAGTGCCCAGCCGCCCCACTGGTCGGCGCAGGCGTCGGCCATGCCGGGAAAGAACCGGCTGCGTTCCTTTGCCCGTTCCGGGCCGGGTGGCATCCGGTGGACCCGGCACCATTTTTTCCATTCGTCGCTGCCGCGTTCGGGTTCTGGCAGTTTTTGGGTCGGTGTCAGGCACGGCAGGTTTTTGAGATACCAGCCGGTGTTTTTATATTCCGGGTGCCCGAAATGGTGGGGCTGCACCATCTGCGGGGCTGGCAGGTCATCGGGCATGTGGGCCTTTGCTATGTCGTGCATTTCCGGGTTCTCGATCGCGATGCGATCAACCGGCGCACGCCAGCAGGCCGTGAACAGGTCAACCCCGTCCTTGAATTCCTGTTTCATGCTTTCCCATGTGCGACCGCGCGGCAGCTTTTTGGGTGGGGTCATGAAGCCCTCGCCCGAAAGCCAGCGCCGCCCGGCCCGGCAAAGGCGGGTGCAAGGCGGGTGGGCGACAATCAGCAAGTCCCAGCCGTCTGCCAGGATATCGCGAATGTCGCCCGTGATATGCTTGTTCGATCGATCTTCGGCGGGAAGCAGATCGCACGACCATGCGTCGTGCCCGCGGGCAGCAAAGGCCCGGCGCACGGTGCCGGTAAACTCGCATCCTACGAGTACGCGCAGGGTTGTCATGCTGCCTGCTCCCGTTCTGCCAGCAGCAGATTAAGTTTTGCCTCGCTGATTTCTTCGCAGCCTTCGGGCACCGGCAGATCGGCGATGATTTTCAACTGGTCCTTGACCGACGTTCCGAGCATGTTTTTGTCGGTCAGGAACAGGTAGAAAAGATCGTCCTTATAGCCAAGCTGGCAGCGGCAGGCCGTGTCGATACCCAGCCAAAGGGCGGGTTCGCTATTGCGGCGGTCATAGCCGGGGATGGGTGGCAGAATGCGAATTTCATCCCAGATATCCATGGCTGCTTTTTTTCGGCTGTCGCGTGAGGGGTGCCAGTATCCCTGCTTGCGGTCCCGTATCCATTCCGGGCCGGGTTTCCTTACTGCCGTGATGCCGATCAGCCGACCGTCAAGGCCGGACCAGAAACGGGTGCCGCCATATTTCTTGGCAAACTCGGTGGCGGCGTCAAAGCCGTATTCGTGCCGTGCGCGATAGTCGTTGGCCCTGTCGAGCATCGGCCCAGATTTGATCATGAAATAGCGCATCACGCATTCCCCCGCGCAATCCGGTCCGGGAAGGTGCATTGGGTGATGTGGACCCATGCGCTTTCGCGGTCTTTGGTGGTGGCGTGGAACTGGAAATCGACCAGGATGCGACCGCCGGGAAGGGCGGCAACGCAGGTGGCGGGGCGGATCATGCCGCGATGCTGGTGCGGGTGGCCTGCCGGGTCCATCACCACGACGTTAAGCCGTTCGCCCATGGTCGGCAGGGCGTTGTCGGCATGGTCGGCAAGGATTTTTGCCATGCGGGCGCGGCGGGGGTCGCACAGGATATCGTCGGGCGTGTGAAGGCGAAGCGGGCCTGGGGTGGTGTCGTTGGCTGCGTCGCGAAGGGCCGCGATCTGATCGTCGCTAAAGGCTGATGCGGCGATGGTGAAAGGCTGAAGTCTGGTAACCATGGGGTCGGTTCCTTTTCTGACTGGCTGATCCTTGCGGCCTGCTGCCCGATCGCAATCGCGATCAGGGCGCAGGCGGTGAATTTCGCAAGGGGCAGGATCGGGTTCATGCGGCGAAGGTGCCGGACTTCACCAATTCGCTTTCGGCGGTCCGGTTTTCGTTGGCGGATACGGTTGGAAAGGCGTTGTGTTCGACGCCGTCCAGCAGGCGTCCGGCGGCTTTTTTGCCGACCTTCTGGAATACGGCATGTGATTCGCCGTCCGAAACAAATGACAACCCATCATTCCAATTGGGATCGCTTTCCATTTCGCTAGGAAACAGGTTGTGGCCGTCCACGTATGCATCATTTTGTGACAGCCAGAACGGAGCGTCGGCAGATTCCCATGGCAACCATGCGCCCCACTGCTTAAAGAAGAACGGCACGCTCGCCGCCTTGCATTGATCGCGTAGAGATCGCGCCCAGTCCGGGTGCATCGTGCGGGCCTTGTGGCCGCTTTCGCCGCCGCAGATGACCCAGTCGATGGTCGCGCCCTTGAAGGCTTCGTCATCTTCGATATCGAGACCTTCGTTATCGAGGCAATTGAAGCTCCATTCGCCGGTCGGGAGATCGGCAATGATAAGGTTATCCAGTTCCACAGGGCCAAGCAGCGGCTCCGCGCTGATAAAGCGCACCGCTGCCGGTGTGGTCAACAGGGTCGGGATGCGTTCAATGGCGGTTGCCTGATCCTCGGCACTGGTGCCGATCCAGACATTCGGCAGGGGCAGATGAACCGCCAGCCACATCGAAGGATCTTCGCGGGTTCGTTCAAAGTGGATGCGCTGCGCGGCCCCTTCAATCATGGCATCGCGGAAACCTTCCAGCCTGCCACCGTCGTTATTGTCGATCGATGTCATGTATTGCCGGGTGGCTTCGATCCGTTTTGTCAGAACGATAAAGGTGTGCTGCGGGCAAAGGGCTGCGATGGCAAAGATATCGTCAATCCATTCGTCGCAGTGTCCCTCGTAAAACAGGTCCGTCATGCTGCACACAAAGATCGTGCGCGGTTTTTTCCACATCAAAGGCTGCCGGACCACGATAGCGTCAAGGAAGATTTCGACCTGATCGGCATCCTGTGCGGCATAGCGCACCGGGTTTTTGAACCGCTTCTGGAAGTCGGCGGCGTAACAGTTCTGGCAGCCTGCGCTGACTTTGGTGCAGAAATGGCCGGTGCCGCCGGTTGCCTTGTTCCGCGCCCGGATCGGGTTCCATGTCTCGCCCTTTGTGCCGGGGCGCTGGGTCCATTCTATTTTGGTCATGATGGTTCCTTTCACGCCGCCGCAATCAGCCGGGCCATGCGGAGGCTGTTGCCGGTCAGTTCGGTTGCGGCGGGCTGGGTGATGCCGATGGCGCGGTTCATCGCGTTGGCGATGCGGGTGGCGTAAAACAGGGTGGCATAGGGGCCGATCAGGGAATCCATGCGGGTTGATCCCGGTTTGTGTTCGGCGCACCAGGCGATATGCACGGTTTCGCCTGCATCATTTGCCGCGTTGTCGGCGGTTGGCCGGGTGGTTTCGACGCAAAAGGCGATGCGCGACGGTGTGCAATCGCGGATCTGATGGGCCCTGAAGGTTTCGTGGCCGAACAGTATCCGGTCGATCTTCTTCTGCAGAACCACGATATCGCTTGCGATCAGAAGCGGGTTGAAGCCCGCCCCGCATTCGGCGATCTGCTTGCGCCAGCGGGTGGCGTTGCTGATGACCAGGTTGATCGCTTTGGCTTTGTCACTTTTGAAATCATCTGGATAATCGCCAACGGTCGCCTCGTCGGCGAGGGCAAAGAAATCGCCCAGCGCACGGGTATGCGCGTTGCGATCAGACACTTGATCCTGATGATTGCGCAGGCAATCAAGCTGATCAATCACGCTGGCCAGCCAGTCGGTTCTGGCAAGCTGTTCGCGGGCGGTTGCGCGATCTTCATCGGATGCGCAACCCTGTTCATGGGCCGCCGCGTAGGCCAGAAAGTTCTGGCGCGCGACCTGATAGGCGGTTTCGTGTGGTTTGAACATGGGGGTTCCTTTCAGGTCATGCGGCGTTGGCGACCGGCAGGTCGAGGGCCTTGTTAAGGTCCTGGGTGATGGTCGCGGGGAGTTGAGCCTTGGCCGGTTCTGGCGGCAGGAAGGGTTCAACCTCGGGCCAGATTTCAAGCAGGCGCTTGGATGAACCAACGCTTTTCAAAACGGCTTCGGCCTTGGCTGCTGCCTGCGATTTCCGTTCCTTCAAATCCTTGCGGGCGTTTTCCAGTGCGGTCCATTCAAGGGTAAAGGCGTGTTGCGCGTCGTACGCTGTGCCGCGCATGGTCGATCCGCTATAGCGGTCGATATAGAAGCAGCGCCGTTCGCTGGAAAATTTCAACGTGTCCCGGCACCCGGCGAAGTTGACAAAGGTATCGCGCGTGACCGGCAAAGCGCCGTCCGGCATGCTGTTCATCAGTTTGCGTGTCGTCGGTCCGTAATAGTCGCAATAGAGTTTGTCGGCGAGCGCGGTTTCCTGCTGCTCAATGGCTTCCTGATCGGCTGCGAATCGGTGCTTTATCAGGGCTTTGATGATGTTGTCACGGATTTCGTTTGAGAGTTTCATGGTTGGTTCCAATCTGGTCTATGGAAACGTCACTTAGCGCAATTCTGCGGTGAGTGAATTGGTTGTGGCGAAGATCACCACCGGCGCAATTTTGCGCCGGTGCTCCCCTTAAAATTGAGGGCAGTGCGGGTCATTTAACCTCCGCAATGGCGGGTTTGATGATGGTGGCAAGGCGGGTCAGACCCTTGGCCGTGATGCGCACCTGTTCGGTCACCTTTTCCGAGCCGTCGCCGCGCCAGACCGTTGTCGTCTTGTGTTCCAGAAGGCCCTGCGCGGTTTTCGACTGGTAGCCAAGCCATGCGGCGGAGCCGGGCCGCTTATAGGTCCAGCCATTTTGCGCCAGCCATGCAAACAGGTCCTTGGGCCGCATCTGCAGGACCTTGGCGGCGTTGGTGATGCACATGGTGCCATCGGCCTGCGCGATGCGGTCGAGTGCATCCAGCTTTGGTTTGGCTTCCTCGATCTGATGTTCGAGTGCGATGACCTTTTCGGAATAGGTCAGAAGCAGGCCGCGCAATGCGGTCGGATCATTAAGCTGCTGGTGGATGTCGGTCGGGCTGGTGGTGGTGCCTTCCATCCGTTCGCGAACAACGGTGTTGCACCACATATGGAATTCCGGCGACAGGTACTTGGCATAGGCCATGCCGACCTGCCAGTGGGCTGCCGTCGTTCCGGTTCTGCCCTTGCCGATCTCTAAAAGGTGGGAAATTTCCACATTTAAACTGTCAGCCAAGAACAAGCAGAATTTTTGCGCATCTGCCGAACGAAGCCATTCCGCCGGTTTACGGGATGGGTCGCTGTCCGCAGCGCGCCACATATCTGTCAGGTTCAGTTTGTCGTCATTAACCCGAATCGCCGCCCCGTTGTAAGACAGTGTGGTAGCGGAGTTGTCATTGAAGGCTTGAAGTTGTGCATTCATCGCAAAAGCGCCCTTTGCTGTATTGAACGGGCAAAGGGTGTCGTTAATATTCGTAATTGTCAACGATTAATTAGGATAAAATAACGAATAATAACGGCAGAAAACTGCGCTCAGTGTCGGAATATCCGATCTTGACTATCTGTTGAGCTAGTAAAAGGTCGGGGAATCCGACCTTTTACGCCGGATAGATGGCGACAATGCGGGCGACGTTGACGATGGCGTCGGCTGGTATTGTGATCTTTTTGCCTTCGTTGCTGTAAATCGTGCCGGTGAAACCGTGTTCGTGGCTGTTTTCAAGGCACCGCATCAGGTGTATTTCGCCGTCGGTGTCATGGATGGCTGCATCGTCGCCCGGTGCTACGGGGTCATCGGGCGAACATAAAACGGTTTCGCGCATTCTCAGTCGGGGCATGTTAAGTGTGTTGGCGACCCTTACGGCATAGACATTGCCGGACAGTGTCATGTTCTGCGGTGCCTCGACATAGGCAATCGGAAAGATTGTGGCGATCACCCGCCCGTTTTGCGCCCTGCCGACCACGGGAACCGCACCGCCAAACATTGGCGGTTCTGCCGATGGTACGCCCGATGATGCGGCAATGCTTGCGGGCGGCGGCGACGAAAATCGTTGCGCGGTTTCCCCGAAAATATCAGACAGTTTGGCGTGCTGCGTCTGCGCGATTTTGAGTTTGTTTTCCATGCGCAGGTCACGGGTTTTGCCGTTCTTGTAATGTCGCAATGCCGATTCATTAATGCCCGCGCGTTTGGCTACCGCCAGTGTGCTTTGCCCGGTTCTTTCCAGCCATCTGTTGAAGCTTTGGCGCTGGTCTTCAATCGGATCTGTCATTTTCTCCTGCTCCAAATGTCCTGCTGTTTCTTGGTTTTCGGCATTGTGCGCGCAACAGGTTCGCATTGTTATCGGCAAATAGTACGAATTATCGTTGACAATAGTTATAAATGCCGAATATGTTGGGTTCATCATCAGAAGAAAAGGCAGTGAACAATGTCGATTGATGCAAATCTGAACCGTATCCGGGCATGGCGGCATCACAAGGGCTTTGCGATTTATCGACTGGCCACGATGGCTGGTGTCAATGAGGCCGCAATTCGCAAGATTGACAGCCCGGAATGGAACCCGACCGCCAATACAATTCGCAAATTTGAGGCCGTTATCCCCGCCGATTTCATGATGGCGGCGAATGATACCGGTGCCCCGTCGGCCGCCAAGGCCGACCGGGGTGACGATCAGACCAAGGCGGCCTAGCGGGCTACCGACAGCATTTAAGTTCTCATACAACGGGAAATTGTTTTATGGCGAATACACCCCCAATTGCCCATGAAGCGGTACAGTCGGTTTTTACCGGCGCGTTCCGCCGCCATGTCGGCACCTATGATGCGGAAAACAAGGCGATCACGCTTAAGGCTTTGTCAAAGGGTGGTGTGATCAAGCCCCGGACGCTTGAATGTTATCGCGATGGTGAAAGCCTGCCGGGCATGGTCAATTTCCTGACGATTGCAAATTTTCTGCCCGCCACGTTTTCCAATGAAATCCTTGCGCTGGCCGGGCTTGGCAAGGCGGAAAAGCTTTCGCCCGGTGCTGTCACCATTCATCAGGCGATGGCGCATGCCGCGGAGGTTCTTGCACAACATTCGCAGCATATGGCCGATGGCATCCTTGACCATCGCGAGGCCAAGCAGGACCTTGAGGCGATGATCAATCTGCTGGAAACCCTGCAGAATGCCGTCGCGGTCATCAGCAATGTTCATGCATTTCCATCATCGCGATCCAAGCTGGTAGGGGGTGCGGCATGAGCAACCCCGTCAAAAACGATCCCTATCAGGAACTGATCGATGCCGCGCGCGGTTTGCTGATTGATCTTCTGGCGCGTGCGCCGCAGGAAGCCTTGGCGGGGATGACCCCGGAGGCGGTTCTGACGGCCCTATGCAATCTGAGCCCGGCGGATGCCGAAAAGGCGATCAATGATCAGCCGGAAGGGGCTGCCAGCGTCCGGCTGGCGCAGGCGATCAGGCGGGCGGAAAGGGCAAAGCCATGACCGCGATGCGCAAACCCGTCCTGCCTTTGGCGCATGTGCCGGTGCCATCCAACGATGTGTTGCCGCGCGCAACCATGTCGCTTCCGGCGGTAAAGCAACAGATCGGTTTCGGGGGCCGTCGGCGTAATCTGCCGGTCACGGTCGAGGCCAAGCGACCGCGCCGGATCAATGAAATTGACTGTGCCGAAAAGGCGTTTTTCCCGCAGCTGATCTGGTCGATCTATCTGTCCTATGACCAGGACGATGCCGAGAATCGCGCGATTGTTGCGGCGATGATGGCGGATTTGCAGGTCTGGGCCGATCTGATGCTGCCCGGCCAGTGGTGGGACTTCAAACGCGAGGCCAACCGGGCGGTGATGGCGGCCCTTGAACCGATGTTCGACAAGAATGCCGGGGGCTGGCAATCGATCAAGGTTCTGATGGTGTCCCTGTTGCTGGTCAAATGGGTCGATACCCATGCGCCCGAACCGATGTTCACCACCGATTTCGCGCGGCATATCGCCGCCATCGCGGCCCATCTGGACCGGATGTATGGCGATGAATGCGATGCGGTCGAGCCATCGGCGCACAAGATGCTGGGCAAGGTGATCGCACGGGTCAAGCAATGCGGCCTGTTCAAATGGCTGCCGGATTATCGGAGTGACGATCATGGCTGAACCGCTTGTTGCGCAATACCGGAACTGGCGGGGCGAGGTTTCGCAGCGCCGCATCACGCCGGAGCGTATCTTTTTCGGGGCCAATAACTGGCACAGGGAGCCGCAATGGCTGATCGAAGCCTATGACCATGACAAACAGGCCAAGCGCATCTTTGCCTTTGCCGGTTTCATCGATCTTGACGGGGGTGTGTGATGGTGGCCCTTGGTGCAGCGATGGTTGGCGGGCGGAAAAAATCGCTTACGGTTGTCGGCAACAAACTTATCGAGCCTGTTCGCGACCGGCAGGAAAATGATTTCTATCCGACGCCGCCCGAAGTGTTCGAGGCGCTGTTTCGCCGGATGCCGCACCTTAAAGGCAAACGCATCTGGGACCCGGAATGCGGTGATGGCGTTCCGGCGCGGGTGATGGAAAGCCATGGCTGCAAGGTGATCGGGACGGATCTGATTGATCGGGGATATGGCACCGGCGGGGTCAATTTCCTGTCGGTCATGCGGCCGCGCGGATCGATCATCATCACCAATCCGGCCTATGACGATGATCACCCGGCGGCGTTCATCGAACATGCGATGCGCATGCATGTTGCCGAGGTCTGGCTGTTGCTGAAATCGACCTATTTCCACGCAGCCAACCGGCTTGGCCTGTATCGCCGCCATCGTCCGCACTGGAAGCTTGAGCTGACCTGGCGGCCCGATTTCCTTGGGATAGGTCGCCCGACGATGGAATGCGCTTGGTTTGGCTGGGATCGGGACTGGACCCGGGCGGAAACCCTGCATGACCTGCTGGCGAAACCTTCGATGGATAACCTTGATCTGTTCATGCCGGCACCCGGTGCGCGGGTGGTGAATTACCGCAACGATAATGATGCCTGCGGCGCGCCATCGCTGTTTGATTCTGATGATGCAGGGGATGAATTGGGGCTTTTGCGGTGCGGGGCATGTGGCGAGGAATTCCACGACAAATATGCGACCGGCATTGGCACATTGGCCCCTGCGGAATGCCCGCGATGTGGCGAGGAAAAGGACATCATGCAGATAGATGATTTGTAAGGCCCCGGCGGGTGGGGTGTTGGTGGCTGGGCAGTGCCATCAACAGGACCCGACAGGGATCAGACGGGCCGTATCCTGATGCAGAAATAACCCCGTCATCCGGTGGAGTGCTGCCTCCAAGCTCTCCGCACTCGCGACCGGACCCAGCCCCGTTACCCCGCTTGAAGGCAGGGTCGGGGTTTTGGGGTGAAACAGCCGCATCGGGCGGCACGGCCTGAGTTTGGCCGACACGAGCAAAAAGAAAGGGCGGCAAGATGTGATTTTGATTGCCCTGATCATCCGGATTTTTGCCTGCCTGCGATTGCGGTCGGTGGAAATCTTCACCCCGGTCCATGAATTGGCCGGTTCCGACCCGCCAGCGGGTCACGCGGGTTGCCGTAACGCACCGAATTGGGCGGTGAATGTGCGCCAATCGGCAGAGAAAGGGCGATACGGATGGTGCCACATGACAGCTTGCCGACCGGCATCCCATCCGTAGGCGGCGTAACCCGCCGTCCATCCGGCTAGCGACCGGACTGCCACCCGAAAACCTTAACCCCGACCCCGGTTTGAAGACCGGGGCGGGGTCGCCGCAATAGAAGGCCGTGCGGCGTTTGATGTGTCAAAACCTTGTTTTCCGCTTGGTGTGCTGCCCGGTCTTCGATCCATTTCTGTTCATGCGAGGGTGACGACATGACAAATCCCGTGACCGATATCGAATCAGCCGCCGCGCGCGGATCCGCGCCGCGCCCTGTGACCAGCCCGCTTGACCTGATCGGGCTGTTGCGGATTGCGGCAAGCAGGCATTCCGCCCAGCCGCCGCACGAAAAGGCATTGAATGTGCTGCGCACCGCAATCGACCGGCGGGCGGAATATATCAATGGCCGACATGCCTGCCGGGTTTCCGGTGCGGTGATATCCGTGCCCGCGATGGTTGATCTTGCCAATGCGGTTCTGGAAAAGGCCGGTCTGCATGATTTGCGGCTACCTTATCCCGGTGCCAAATTCTCGCTGGCGGAACATTGCCAGGCGGCAAATGACAACCGCCGCGCCCGGTCGTCATTCGATACGGTCGGGGGTGTGTGATGGTTGCGGAAAAGAAGCAGAAGCCCGCAAAGCAGAGTTTCGCGCAAGTGATGGAAATCACGCTGCGCGAAGCGGCCAATGAAAACCGCCCGGTACCGGATGTTGTCGACAACCTGATCACCGATCTGACGGTCGCGGGCTTTGCGGTGCGCCGGACTTACGAGCGCGTCGATTATCACCGGGATATCATCGTTCTGTATGAGCCGGGGCAGGCGGGCGTTTCCGGGGCCAGCCATCATGATGCGATGATGGTTCTGGAAGCGGGCAGCGCGGTCGATCTGCGCGGTGAACATGGCTGGCTGGTGGTGTGGTCCGAACAGGGGCGCAAGCGTTCCGCCTGGTTCGATGCCGAGGGCAAAAGCCCGATCCTGACCGATTACCGGGTGTCCAATCCGCGCACGCCGGTCGCCGGTGCGGTCGCGGAACTCAAGCGTGAGGTGGCGTGATGAAACGCGCATTTGCCCTTCTGGCGCTGGCGGGTCTGTGGTGCGTGATTGCGGTCTGTGCGCCGCTGTCGCGCCCGATAGACGAGGATGGCTGCGATGCCGATCCCCGTTAAGACCGCCAATGCCTATCACTGTGCGGAGCATGACATGGCGCGGGTTATGCATCTTTCCACGCAGGGCTATAGCGTTCTGTGCTGCCCGCTGTGCGCGATTGATCCGGCGGAATTCAGACCGGGCGAAACCGCCTGCACCCTGCCGGATCTGCGCGCCTATCTTGGTAAACTCAATGAAGCCCATGACCGGGCCGTGAGGGTGTGATGGCTTGGAAATTTCCCTTGGCTTGGAAACGCAAACTTGATGCCGGTAATGCTGCCCTGCATCGCTCACTTGATCGGTTCGTATCACCGGGAACACCCGTGACCGCGTTTCAGCATGAACTGCTTGATATCCTCAAGGAAGAGTGCGCCGAGGTGGCGGGGCGCGCCAGCAAGGCCACCCGTTTCGGCCTCGACGAAACGCAGCCGGGGCAACCGGACGATAATGCTGCCCGGTTGGGCGAAGAAATCGGCGATGTGCTGGTCATGATTGAACTGGTAAAGCGGCACTGCGGCGTAACGGATGCAAGCATACAGGTCGGTCTTGAGCGCAAGCCGCGCCAGCTTCGCAAATATATGCAGCATATCCCAGAAGGGCTGGAACTGTGATGACGGTACATTTTGTCGATGAACTGACTGCGCTATCGTTCGAAGAATTGCGGATGCTGAGATTGGCGGAAAATGTCGGTCATAAGCGTCTGCGGAACATCGCCGACGACATCGCGGATATCAATCCTAAAGCCTGCCTGCGCGCCAGCACCCCGCGTGTTGTTCTTTGTCATTGTGCCAAGTGTCGGGGGCTGTGATGTCCAGATATCCGATAGCCTTTAGTCCGCGTGTGCTGCATCTGTCCGGTGATTTTGGCAGGTGCATCCTGATGCCGGTCCTGTTCGGGCCGCTGCTGGATTTCTCGGCCCGTCCCGATTTCGCGCATGTCGCCACGGTGACGGTCAAATCAACAGGCGTTCGGATACTGTTGCTGCGCAGGATCGGGGGTTGGTGATGTGTGATTGTCCGAAGCATGTCCGGGTCGGGACGTATGAGAATCAGGTGACGTTCGATGTGCCCGCCCATATGGCGGAGTATCGCGCCCGGCGGATTGCGGCGGGGCTTTCGGGCCTCATCTGCATTGACCGTTGCCTGGTCGATGAAGTGCTGGCGCTGTGGATGGCGGGTATTCGCACGAATGGATCGTGCTGCGGGCATAACCATGTGCCGCCGATCATCAGCGTGTTTCCCGAATATATCCCGGCCATGAAGGCGATGGGATACCAGGTGCAGTTCAACCCGTCCCGGCCCTATGCCGAGGATGGCTTTATTCCCAAGACTGTGAGGGCGTGATGCTCTCACAGCGACGCGAGGTTTCCCGGCAGCCGGTTATTCTTGCCCAGTTCGGCTATCTCCTGACGGGATCCAATGACCTTGATCTGGATGCTGCTCGACACGTTGCCAAGGCCCTTGGTGATGGCGAAAAATCCACGATAGGCGGCGTCGGCTGCAAGGATATCAGACGAAAACGACTGGTTGCCAAGATAGCAGGCCAGTTCTTTCATGTGGATAACCGCTTTCTGGGCCGTGATGATGCCGGTTACAAAGGTTTCTGTCTCGGTTTCGTCGTCGGCATGGGTAAAAGTGAAGGCGGCATTTTGCACGGTCGGTTTTTGCTGCGGCGCAAGGGATGCCTCGACGCGTTGCGCTTCGCCGAACAGGTGTGTCGCAGCAATCAGCCAAGCGATACCGGGGCTTTTACATCCATTGATCACGAGGCTTGGCGGGTTGGTCCAGACCAGCCTGCCGCCAGAGGCGGTTATGGCTTCTGGTGTGCAAACGGCGGCGGGATATGTGGTGTCGTCTGGCAGTTCGCTGTTTTCCTCGTGGTAGATTTCAATATCCATCGTGATCACGTTTCTATCCCCCGGTTGTGTGTGGATGGTGATCATGCGCCGAAGGTTGCATGCACGTCAATATTGACTATCGCGGGCAGGGGGCGTAAGGTAACGCCCATCGGTGGGAAAAATCCGCCGTGGGGGCCTTCAAACTCCCTGTTCAAGACGGTTAGCCGTCACGTCAGTTACGGCTATTTTTGTGCCCGGAATCCGGGTGCATCTTCTCGCTTAGGGCGGGAGGGCGGTGAATATAAGACCCTTCGGGGGAATAAACCCGCCTGCCTCTTGACAGGTTTGAAGCCTCCCGCCACCAGCGCGGTCCTTCAAAGCTTCGTTGGTGGTCTGTTTAACAGCCATCAAGAGGGCTTTGACATGACCAAGCATGAAACTGCGCGCGATCTGCCCGCGACGCTGACTTTCCAGAATACTCAAATTTCCATTATTGATCGTGGCGGTGTGCCTTGGGTGACCGGCCCTGATATTGCGCGGGCTTTAGGTTTTGCGGATCCGCGCAAGCTGTCGAACATGTTCAATCGACACAAGGACGAATTTACCGATGATATGGCCCATGTCCTCAAATTGAGGACGGGGCGGCAGGCGGCTCCCGCCAGCGTCCGGATATTCAGTCCGCGCGGCGCGCAATTGATCGCCATGCTGGCCAAGACGCCACGGGCGAAGGATTTCCGGCGCTGGGTTCTCGATGTGCTGGAAGGGCTGGCACCCGCGCCCGGTAACATGGCCGATGATGCGGATCTGCGCCGCAAGATCGTGGCGGAGGTCACGCAGCAGGTTATGGCATCGATCACGCCGCATCTGCCGGTGGCTCCTGCGCCGCAGCCCGCCCTGCCATTGGCGCGGGGTGATCTGCCGCGCCTGACCGAGGGGCAGGCCCTGTTTATGATCGAGGGGCGGCAGGTGATTGTCGATACCCGCGATGCGGAGCCAGAGCGCGGCGAGCGTGCGGTTGTGATCCGGGTCGAGGATGGCGCAGGCCCGATTGTGGTCACCATCCTGGGCGATCCGCCGATCAAAACATGGTTCGACCGCTGCAAGATTTATGATTCCGGCGTCAAATGGCTGATCCCCGTCGGGGTCGTCATCGGGCGCGTTGTTTGGGAGGGTGATTATCGTGGTTGATACTGCCAAAAAATCAGAGTGCTGGGTATGTGATGGTGCGCCGCCAGCGATCTTTCGTGGCAAATGCGAAAAGCACGATGTCTGTGACCAATGCGGAACGCCGCGCGCGCAGCTTGCGGAAATCCCATGGGGAACGCATGGCGGGTTCCTTTGCCAGCCGTGCGACCGGAAAAACAAGGCGGAACTTATTGCCGGTTATGACAGCGATGACCACGACGATAGCGAGTGGCGCGATTGTCTGAAATGCCCGAATTGCGGCAAAGAAAGCCACCCGGAAATGGAAGATTATCGGGGTGAGGGCGAGGAATACGAAACCAATTGCCCGCATTGCGATCTGCCGATGAAGGTCGTTACGACCTATACGGTTGAATGGTCAACAGCCAAGGCTGTGAAAGGGGGTGCGTGATGCAATCCAACGAGGAACTGGCCCGTTACATTGCGGATGCGACCGGATATCTCAAGGGGTCGTTTCGATATACCAAGGTATTCCTACGCGCCTGCCGGGTGCTTGACGTGCTGAATGTCGGGCGGGAAATGGATAGTGCGCCCACGGATGGCACGACGATCCTGTTGCAAACGTCGGATTTCGGCTGGGTCGAAGGATTCTGGAATGTCCATGTCGCCAATTTCTACAAGTCGCAAGCCTGTTGTGCCTGCTATGACCCGGACAACGCGCAGGGAGACTGGTGTGCGGTGATGCCGCTTAATCGCGAGGGTGGCGACCAGCGGCTTTATTGTGGTTTCACGCCGCAACGCTGGTTGCCATGCGCTGAAAAGTGGATCGATCCGGATTGGGCGTGGTCCGGGGATGGTGATTGATGGCTGAAACCCTCAAACACACCCTTGCGGACATGGCTGATGCCATCAAGGCGCGGTATCGGCCGTCCGAGGTGGTGGAGCCGTTTGTAAAGCTGAAACGTCATGGGGTGGAGCGGGTCGGATTGTGCCCGTTCCACACCGAAAAATCGGGCAGCTTTACGGTCAATGACCGCAAGGGGATTATCCATTGTTTCGGGTGTGGCTGGTCGGGTGATCTGATCGGGTTTTATGCCGAAATCCGCAATATCAAGCCGGTCGAGGCGATCCGGATTCTGGCGGCCGACGCCGGGATCGATGACCCTGTGGCACGCGAAAGGCTCGCACGGCAATCGCGCGAACAGGCGGAACGTCGCGAACGGGAACAGGCCAAGGCCAAGCAAAGCGATGCGGTGAAATTGCGCAATATCTTTGCCGCCCGCACCCCGATGGTGGGCAGTGCCGTCGAAACCTACCTGCGGTCGCGCAAATGCTGGCCGGGGGTGGAAATCCCGACAATCGGGTGCCTGAATGATTATCCTTACTGGCATGACGGCAAGATCATCGGGCGGTTTCCGGTGATGGTGGCGGTGATGCTGATGCCGGATCGCAGTTTTGCCGGGCTGCATATGACATATTTGCGGGCCGATGGCGGCGGCAAGGCGGAGGTCATCTGCCCGGATACGGGCGAGGTGTTGCCGTCCAAAAAGGTGCGCACCGCGATCCCGCTTATCAGCGGGTGCGGCATTTACCTGACGCCATTGCGGGCGCATATAGGGGTGGCGGAGGGTATTGAAAATGCCCTGACATGGATGATCCGGCGGCCTGAATGGGGGTTTGTTGCGGCGTATAGTCTTGACAATCTTGCCGGTCATGGCCTGGGCGAGGGGAAGCCAAGGCGCGATGTGCCAAAGCGGCGCTATCCCTCCAAGGAACCGGCCATGAGCCAGCCGGGATATCGTCCGCCATGGGGCGATGAAATGCTGGCATGGCGGGATGCGGAGGCGGTCCGCGACATATCGGTTCTGGCCGATAATGACAGCAAGGATCCGATTGCCGCCCGGTGCCTGTTTGAGCGCGCACGGCGCAAATTTTCAAATATCGGATACCGGTCGCGGGTGATTTTCCCGCCTGCCGGAAAAGACTGGAATGACGTGATCAGGGGTGAAATGCATGAAAAAGAAGCTTGATGCCGCGAACGAAAATGACGCATTCGACCCGATTGACGATACCGATGCCGATACGCCGTTTATCGACCCGGATACGGATAATGCATCGATGCTGGCTGATGCCGGGCCGTGCCCGGTGCAGTGCCTGGGCCATAATGACGGGCGGTTTTATTTTGTCACGCCATCCGGGCAGTTGCGCGATCTGGTGGCGAAAAGCCTTGGCAACCGGCAGGAAATCACCGCCCTGATGGAGCAAAAAGCCAAATGGGCCGGGCGGGCCTTTCCGAAGTTTAACAAGGATGGTGACTATGTCGGGCCGGATTATCCGCGCACCGGTGAATGGCTGATCATGGAATGCGCCAAAAAGGGGATTTTCAGCCCGGACAAGGTGCGCGGGCTTGGCGTGTGGAAAGACGTGCGCGGCGGTTTGATCGTGCATTGCGGTGACAAGCTGATGCTGTCAAGTGGGGCGAAATCGATTGATGCGGGTGCGGCCCTTGACGATGGCTGGGTCTATCCGGCACAGCCGCCCTTGCCCGCGCAGTTGCGCCCGGCGATGTTCGAACCGGCCAATACCGCCCAGATGAAGATGGTCTATGACCATATCAAAAGCTGGAACTTCCTTGAGCCTTCGGGGGCGCAAATCTGCCTTGGCATCATGGGCCTGATCTGTGTTTGCGGGGCGCTGGATCGTCGTCCGACGCTGTGGCTTACGGGTGATGCGGGCATGGGCAAGACGGAGTTGTTGAAGCTTCTGACGCAGCCGATTGGCGGGCTTGATTACACATTGCGGTCATCGGATGCATCGGCAGCGTGGGCGCGCGCCGCACTCAAGGGCGCGGCAAGGCCGATCTTCCTTGATGAAATGGAGCCGGGGCCACGCGCAGCGGCGGCAATGGAACTGGCAAGGCTTGGCTTTTCATCCGATCAGGCAGGCGTTGGCCGTGCCAGTGCCGATCAGAAAGCGATTTTGCAGCGCATCACCGCGCAGTTTGTCTTCGGATCGATCCTGCATCCCGAACCCAAACCGCAGGATCAGACCCGCATTCACTTTGTCGAAATGACCCGCCTGACGCCAAATGCGCAGCAGATCGCGGAATTCGAGGCGCGGGAAGCCGCCATTCGTGACCTTGGCCCGCGCATCTGGTCACGCATGATTTTGGGCTATTCCCGGTTTCTGTCGAACATGCTGGTCTATCGCGGGGTTCTGGGTGCGTCGTCCTATTCCCGGCGCATGACGGACAAGTTTGCGCCGGTTCTGGCGGCGGTCGAGACGCTTTTGCATGATGAAGTGATCGACCCGGCGGTTGCCGCCGATCAGCTTTCGGAATGGGGGCTTGATACGCCGGAGGTCAATGACAGCGAATCAGATGAATGCCTGAACCATCTGATGTCCTGTCAGGTGGATACCTGGCGCGGCGGGGATCGACCGACGGTCGGGCAGATGATCGAGGATATTCTTGCCAGCATGAATGGCGCTGTCCACGAATACGATGATGGCAAGCGCATGGCCGAAAGGATACTGCCGGCCTATGGACTGCGGCTTGCCAAGGACAATGACAACGCGCCCGGTGAATTCAAGTGGCTTCTGGTGGCGAACAAGCACACGGCCCTTGCCAAGCTGTTCCGTGATACACGCTGGCAGGGTGGGGTGCACCGGCAGGCGCTATCGCGCATACCCGGCGCGATCAACGGGGATAAGTCCGGGCGATTTGGCGGGGGTATTTCACGTTTCGTCAAAATCCCGCTGGACATTCTCAAGGGGGGCGGTCAGGATGGTGATCCGTAATCCAACACCACCACCCCGCACCCCTGTGATTAAGCGGTGCTTCGCAATTGTTCATGCTGTGGCAGGGTCTGAATGGTGGAATGTAACGCTGTACCGGATTGGTGTTACATTTTTTGTTACGGATAACCCCTTGAAAAACAATACTTGTAACAATGTAACGCATGTAACACCGTTATAAGCCTCCATGTGTGCGCGCGTGCGCATACGTATATAATCACTGTTACACCTGTTACATTGTTACAAGATATATATATCAATAACTTAGGCGTAACAAAAAATGTAACGCCTAAAATCGGAGCGTTACACATGGCAAAACAGGATGAAGCGGTCGGCAAAAAACTTACCCCGGAATCGGTATTGAGCGGAGTAACTCCGCGCTTTGTCGAAGATGGGCAGGCATGGTTAGACACGTCAACGTCGCCTGGCACATTGAAAAGATGGTCTGACAGGTATGGGAAATGGGTGGAGGCAGAGAAATGGCAAAGCGCGATGTAATGGATGTCTGGTCGGCCCTGCAATGGGTGGTGCGCGACCAGAAGGCGGACAAGGCTTTTGCCGCCAATGACGAAACGCGGATGCTGTCGCCCGGTGGTTCGGTCACGGGTGCGATGGCCCGGATCGGTGAGTTGCGTGCGCGGATCGATGGCGGCGGGATTATTCGCGGGGCGGATCTTGATGCGGATGCCGAACTGATCTGGATGAATGTGCTGATGCTGGATCATGAATGGCGCAATGGGGCGTTGGCCGGGATGATCGGCAATGATCTGCCGGGGCGGATGGCGGGCTATATGGCGGCCTGCCGGGTCGAGCCGGTGCGCGATATGGTCAACGCGGCGCGGTCGGGTGATATGCCGTTCTGGTATCCGGGCGGGGTTCGGGTGCATTCGGCAGCGACGCGGCGCGAGGTCGAAGAATCGCGGCTGGAATATATCATGATCTGGGACATGCTCAGCCTGCTTGCCACGAGGTTGGGGCAAAGCACAAGGCTGGGCATTGTCATTGAATTGCCCGCAATTGCGCGACTTCCGTGGAACAGTCGAAAAAAGATGTTTGACAAATGCGGCTGATGCTGTATTGACTTTTCAGACCGCCATAGAAGCGCCCGCCGGAGAAATCCAGCGGGCGTTTTGTCTTTGGTGGTTGATGTCTCCCAGTGTATCCGGTTGATGATGGCCTATGCACATTGGATGTTTTCTCCCTGAATGTCTCAGACTTGGCGGCGGTGATCCTTCGGGACGCCGCCGCAGTCTTTTGCGAGGTGTCCATGCCTGCACTACCGACCAAGCCCTGTGCCTTGGCCCGGTGTGGTCGGCTGGCGCAACCGGGGGAGCGATACTGCGCCGCGCATAAGCAGGAACATCGCAAGCGCGATGATCAGCGGCGCGGGTCATCCAATGATCGGGGATACACTTCGAAATGGCGCAAGGCGCGTGAAGCATTCCTGAAAGAACATCCACTGTGCTGTCGCTGCGAGGCGGATGGCATGGTGACGGCGGCATCGGTCGTTGACCATATCGTGCCGCACAAGGGTGATCAGAAGCTGTTCTGGCGGCGGTCGAACTGGCAGCCGCTTTGCAAGCATCACCATGATGTCAAGACGGCGACCGAGGATGGCGCTTTCGGGCGCAGCGTCGCCCAGGGTGGGGGAGGGTCAAATCCCTAGCCCCCAACCACCCACGACCGACTGGGTGGTCACGTGTTTGTGCGTGGGAAATTGAAAAGGAAAAACCCATCAGGAAAAGCCCTTGGTCATGAAGCCGGGCAGCCTTGGGAACAGGGTGATTTCCGTCGATGAGGTGATGACATGGCGCGCGGACGAAAGCCGGATATCAAAGATAACGTTATACCGCTGACCGTTGATGGTCGCAGTCGCGATCCAGAAGCGCGCAAGCGCGAATCTGCTGAACAGGCGGCGGCGTTGAAGCCGTCTGGCATGCCGAAAGATGTGGCGCGTTTCTGGGATGATGTGGCACCCGCGCTAGCGGAAAGGAACCGCCTTGACCCGCTGTTCGTGTGGTCGCTGGTCGAGTTGTGCCATTGCCTGGCGAAGATGGCGGAATATCGAGACGCCTTCCGGGCGCTTGGGGAGACCTATGAGGTATTCGGGCGCAACGGAAAACAGATGAAATCACGGCCGGAGGTCGCGCAGTTCAACGAAACCCGGCGCACCGCACTGCGTCTTTTTGCCGAATTCGGCATGACGCCGAGTGCCGCGCGGGCGTTGAACAGTGCCGTAGGGCAGGGTGATTTGTTCGATGACTTCGACGACTTCGCAAGCAACCGGGTCACGTAAACGCAAAGCCCGCAAGGTTACCCGTGCCGTGCTGGCAAAGAAGGTGCCCGAAGCGGTGCTTGGCCATGTCAGCACGATCTATGCGCTGGATGTTGTCGAGGGAAAAATACCGGCCTGCAAGCTGCGGATTGCCGCATGCCAGCGCCATCTTGACGATCTGGTCTATGGTCCGAAGCGCGGGCTTTATTTTTCGATCCCGCGTGCCGATCATGCGATCCGGTTTTTCGGATATCTGCGGCATTCCACGGGGAAATGGGGCGGGCAGGTCTTTGAACTGGCGAACTGGCAGGCGTTTTGCACAGCCGTAATGTTTGGCTGGCTGTGGGAATCGACCCAAAAGCGCCGGTTTCGCATGGCCTATATCGAGGTGCCGCGAAAAAACGGCAAGTCGACGTTCCTGTCGCCCATCGGGCTTTACATGATGGTCGCCGATGGTGAGCCGGGCGCGCAGGTCTATGCCGCCGCCACCAAGGCCGACCAGGCGAAGATTGTTTTTGATGAAGCCGCCAAAATGGCGCGCACCAGCCCGGTTTTGCGCAAGCGCGTCCGGGAACGGGCGCATCACATGGAGCATCCGAAATCATTTTCGGTGTTCAAGTATATTTCGGCGGACGGCAAGCGTCTGGATGGTCTGAACAGCCATTGCAACATCATTGATGAGGTCCATGCGCATCCCAACCGGTTGCTGATTGACGTTCTGCGTACAGGGACAGGTGCCCGCGAACAGCCATTGACGGTGGAAATCACCACGGCTGGTGCGGATCCGCATTCGATCTGCCGCGAACATCATGATTACACGGTCAATGTCCTGAAAGGGCTGTTCGAAAACGATGGCTGGTTCGGGTTTATCTGTTCGATCGATCCCGGCGATGACCCGTTTGACGAAATAAGCTGGAAAAAAGCCAACCCGAATTACGGAATTTCGGTGTTCGCCGATGGCCTTAAAGCCGAATTCAAGGAGGCGGAAGATAACCCGTCTGCCTTGGCGTCGAAGATGCGGCTTTATCTGAATGTCTGGAGCCAGACGTCGGAAATCTGGCTCGATATCGAGAAATGGCGCGCCTGCGAAACTGTATATGATCGCGCATCCATGCGGGGGCGTCGGTGCTATATCGGGCTTGATTTCGGCGCGGTTAGCGACATTACGGCCCTTGTTCTGGTGTTTCCGCCTGTTGATCCCGGTGAACCGGTCAAGATCATGCCGTTTTTCTGGGTGCCGTTCGGCACGATTGAGAAACGCCGGGTAGATCAGGCGGTGCCATACGATGTCTGGCTGCGCGACGGTTTGATTTTTCAGACCGAGGGCACGGCAACAAACTATGACGCCATAGAGCATTTCATTATCGGGGATGACGCCGGCAATACCGGCCTGATCAACGAATTCGAGGTGATGGAAGTAGATTATGACCGGTATTTCGCCGGTCAGTTGATCCAGCATCTTGAGGAACGTGACGTGCTGTGTGTTGCCTGCGGGCAGGGTTTCGTCAGCATGGCGGCACCGTGCCGCGAGTTGGAACGGCTGGTACTTGAGGGTTCTATTGCGCATGACGGCAATCCTGTCATGGACTGGATGATCGCCAATACCGCCGTCAAGATGGATGACAGCGGCAATATGCGCCCGATCAAGCCGGATACCCGCAAGGACATGCGCAAGATCGATGGCGTGGTCGCGATGCTGATGGCGCTGGGCCGGATGATTTCGGCAGAAGAAGACAGCAACGTTATTTCATATGAGCCGGGCAGCATGTTCGGTTGACGGGGGCAGCCGATGGGCCTGTTTAGTAAGCTTGGACAACTGACCGGGCTTGGCGGTCGTCCCCGCAATGAAAACCGCATCACCGACCCGATGGAGCTTGAAAAAGCCATTCGGGAACTGGTCGGCGATTCCCGTTCGTCATCCGGTGTGGTGGTCAATAACACCACGGCGGCGCGACTCGCTGCTGTCGGTTCGTGTGTGCGTGTTCTTCAGGATGATATCGCGGCGTTACCGCTTGTTCTGTATCGGAAAACGGGGGATCGCCGCGAACCTGCAAAGGATGATCCGCTTTACAGCCTGTTGAAGGTGCGCGCGAACGAATGGCAGACCGCGTTCGAGTTCAAGCAGTTCCAGCAGCGTGCGAAGCTGCTTCGCGGCAATGGTTATGCTCTTATTGTCCGTGGATTTGGCAACCGGATACAGGAACTTATTCCCCTGCATCCGGATCGTGTGGTGCCAAAGCAGGATGATCGCACCCTTGCGATCACCTACGAATATACCCGCAAGGACGGACGGCGCGTTGTCCTTGAGCAAAAAGAGGTGTTTCACCTGCGCGGGCCGTCGGATGATGGTGTTACCGGGCTTAATACGGTGGCGCATTACCGGGAAACCATCGGCGATGGGCTTGCGCTCCGCGAACATGGCAGCCGGTTCTTTGCTAATGGGGCGCGGCCAAGCGGAACTCTGGAAGCTGAGGCCAAAATCGGGCCAGAAGACAAAAGAGCGATGCGATCCGACTTTGAAACGCTTTATAGCGGCGTCGAAAATACCGGGCGCATTGCGGTTCTGGATCAGGGGGTGAAATACAACCCCATGAGCCTGACTATGGAAGATGCGCAGTATCTTGATAGCCGTAAATTCAACCGCACCGAAATTTGCGGCATTTTTGGCGTTCCGCCGCACAAGATCGGCGATCTGGACCGGGCAACATTCAGCAATATCGAACACCAATCGCTGGAATATGTGAATTCCAGTCTGATGCCGCACCTGGTGGCGTGGGAACAGGCCGCACAGCGCGATCTTATGGGCGATCCTGACCTTTACTGCAAGTTCAACACCAATGCATTGCTGCGTGGTGATTTCAAGTCACGGCAGGAAGGTCTGGCAATTCAGCGCCGCAACGGCGTGATCAACCCGAACGAGTGGCGCGGATTGGAAGAAATGAACAACCGCGATGATGCGGGTGGTGACGGTTACATTATCGAAAGCAACATGCAGCCTGATGATGGCACGTTCAAAGGCATGAACCGTAAGGCGGAGGCGAACAATGCGGCGACTGAATAACGGCCAGCGGTTCTTTAACGGGCCTGCGCCCATCGCAATGCCGGACGGGTTGACACAATCGACCGCTCGCCCGTTTTTTAACCGGGCGAGTGGCCGGGTGTTCGACGTGCAGAACGCCGGGGATGTCACCGAAATCGATCTGTATGACGAAATCGGTTTTTGGGGCGTTTCGGCCAAGGATTTCCGCCAGCAGCTTAGGAATGTGACCGGCGGCACGATCCGGCTTCGGATCAACTCGCCGGGCGGGGATGTTTTCGACGGCATTGCGATGTTCAACGATCTGGTCGCGCATAAGGCGCGGGTCGAGGTCGAGGTAACGGGTTTTGCAGCATCTGCGGCATCCCTGATCGCGATGGCAGGTGACAAGATCACCATCGCCGATAACGCATTCTTCATGATCCACAATGCATGGACGCTGGCCGTCGGGGATCGCAACGCGATTTCCGATGTTGCAGCGGTTCTGGAACAGATCGACGGGGCGCTTGCCGACACATATGCGGCGCGCACCGGCATGGATCGTGCCGAAATCGTCGAAATGATGGACGATGAAACCTGGCTTTCGGCGGCAGATGCCCGTGAAAACGGCTTTGCTGATGTGGTTGGCAAGGCCGAGGAAGCTAAAGCCAAGTTTGATCTTTCCTGTTTTGCGAAGGTGCCGGACGGGCTGCGCGGATTTACCGCGCAGTCAGCCGGACCGACCATTCGCGATACCGAACGTGCCCTGCGGGATGCCGGGCATTCCCGTGCGCAGGCCAAGGCAATGGCGGCGCGCGGAAATCAAGCAGATGACCAGCGGGATGCTGGTGATGACGCCGAAAACGCAGAATTCTGGGCCGAATTGTCGGCCTTTTCCGAAAATCTTGAACGGAGCATGACGCGATGAACGCGATTGTTAAAAATGCGGCTGTGTCGGTGGCGATCACCGCTTTCAACGGTCCAGAGCCGACGCCGAACCCGGATTTGAGCGATCCAAAGGCGATTGTCGCCAAGATCGAGGGCCTGATGACGCAGATGCGGGCCGAAAACGACGCAGCGCTGAAAGGCAAGGCCAACAGCGAAACCGTCGACAACATGAATACCGAAATCACCGCACTCAAAGCTGCGCTGGAAACGGCGCAGAAAGCCGCCCAGCGCGCCCTGATCGGTGGTCCTGGTGGTGGCGATGGTGCAGAACTGGCACAGAATGCCGCGCGTTTCATGACTTTGGCGCGTGGCAAACGGGTAGCGGTTGGTGATGCCGCCGATATTGAAGCCTATCAGGAATATCGCGGAGCCTTTGATACGCTGGTGCGTCGCGAGGGCAATGTTGATAACCTAGCGCCGGAAATCCGCAATGCGCTTTCGGTTGGTTCCGATCCGAAAGGCGGCTATTTCGTGCCGACCGAGGTTTCCACCGAAATGGTGCAGCGTATCTTTGATACCTCGCCGATGCGCCAGATTTCCAGCGTAACCACGATTGGAACTTCCGCTTGGACTGCGCCTTACAAAACCAGCAAGGGTACATCAGGCGGCTGGGTCGGGGAGCGTTCGGCGCGTCCGGCGACCGATACGCCGACGGTTGGCACCCAGCGCATCGAAGTGCATGAACAGTATGCCTATCCTGAAATCACCCAGGACATGCTGGACGATGCCAGCCTTGATATCGAAGGCTGGCTGGTGCAGGAAACGCAGGACGAAATGGGCCGCGTTGAAAACACCGCGTTTGTCGGCGGCGATGGCGTCATGAAGCCGAAAGGCTTCCTTGCTTACAAGGATACCGCTGTTACCACCACCGACAAGGCCGGTCGGGCATGGGGCAAGTTGCAATATATCCCGATGGGTGACGCTGGCGCGTTCCCGTCCCTTACCAACGGGGCGGCAAACGCCAACTGTCTGATCGATACCATCGCTGCCCTTCACCCGAACTATCGCGCGGGTGCGCGCTGGACGATGAACCGCACGGTCGAGGCGGAAATCCGCAAGCTGAAAGATGCGGAAGGCCGTTATCTGATCGGCATGAGCCAGATTGAAGGCGCGTTGCAGTTCGATATCCACGGTTTCCCGATCACCAATCTGGAAGACATGCCTGATCTTGGCGCGGACTCGTTCTCTATCGCGTTCGGCAACTTCCAGCAGGGCTACAAGATCATTGATCGTTCGGGCTTCCGTTTGATCCGCGATAACCTTACCAACAAGCCTTATGTCGGCTTCTATATTGCGAAGCGTACAGGCGGCGATGTTCGCAACTTCGATGCGATCAAGTTGGTCAAGGCTTCTGCTTCCTGATTTGTGACACGTGACCGGCTGTTAAACAGCCGGTCATTGCCTTTTTATTTATCATCAAAGGAGAATGGATATGATCCGTCGTGATCTTCATTCCAATATCAAGGCGGTGTCGCACTATGTCGGGGCACCAACCGCAACCGTGACGCCGACAAATGGCGTTGATCTTGCCGGTTTTTCTTCGTCGGAATTCCTGATCAGCGTCGGGGCGGTCGCAAATATCGCCAACTCGCCGCAGCCGTCCTGGGCGTTCAAGCTGCAGCACAGTGACAGCCAGTCATCCGATTTTACCGATGTGACCGATGCCAATGATGTGCTGGTCGGGTCGGCAAAATCGCCGGTTACTGCGCCAAATGCTTCAACCGGTGTGTTCCTGACAGTTGATGACGCCGCCGAGGACGATACGGTTTATCGCGTCGGCTATATTGGCACGAAACGCTATGTCCGTGTGGTCGCAACCGCGGCAAACACGCCTGGTGCAACGCCGATGGCATTCGTGGCCGTGCTGGGCAATCCTGCGCTGGCGCCGACTTCTGACTGATCGCCGATCTGACGTAATTTGAAGTGAAAGGCAGGGTGTCCGATGGGTCGGGCACCCTGTTTTAATATGGCAAAACTCGCAAAAATCCAGATTACCCGTGCATTCAAGGCGTGCTTTAACGGTGAAATGCATCCGCGCGATGTGCAGCCTGGCATCTATGAAGTCGTGGCCGATGGCGCGGCGGTTGGTGACGGGCAGGTGCCGCAGCGTGTTGCCGACATTGCCGAGGAAACCGGGCGGTGCAAACCGACAAAAAAGTCGAATGGGCCGGACGCTGGCGCGGACAAACAGTCTGCATCGCCGCAAACGGACCCAGCCTTGACCGATCAGACATCGAATACGCCCGATCTGCTGGATGCCGGATCATCGCCGTCAACAATGCCTGGCACCTCGCCATCGGAGCCGACGGAACCGGCGGCGCAGACGTCCTCTACGCCTGCGACGGAAAATGGTGGGACCACCACAACGGCGTCAAAGCCTTCGACGGCGAAAAATGGACCCAGGACCGCCAAGCCAGCCTGATACACGGCCTGCGCCATGTGCCAAGTGTTGATGAACCGGGGATATCGTTAAATCCCCCGGTGATCCATCGCGGGGCCAATGGCGGATATCAGGCGATCAATCTGGCGGTGCTGTTTGGGGCAAAACGCATCATTCTGCTGGGCTATGACATGGGGGTGGCCGATGACGGCCGACGTCACTGGTTCGGGGACCATCCGACGGGTCTGAACAACCCGCAGGATCACGATTTCGCCCGCTGGCGGGCCAATTTCGAAACCATGCTGCCCGATCTGGACCGGGCCGGGGTGCAGGTGATCAATGCGTCACGGCACACGCGGCTTGAATGTTTTCCCCGGATGGGGTTGGAGAATATCCCATGGATGTGAAAATTACCTCAGACGGCACACCACACGGAACCAAGATTGTTTCTGCTGATGGGCACGAGCTGCGTGGCGTCTCTGCCGTCGAGTGGGGAATTTCGGTCGATGTGCCGTCATGTGCCAAAATATACATAACCATGGCTGAAATCGAAATCAGTGGAGAGGCAGCGTTCTTTGTTAATCCTCTCCGTGACGGGGTGGAAAAGTGGCGACGTGTCAAATCCATCGAGTTCGAAGATGGTGAGCAAATCAGTCTGATGGATTAAGTTTATAATCCGTCGGTCAAGTCTGAGGGTGGGTTGGTGGCATGACCTTGAAAGACCTTCCTGATCATCACGACATGGCCCATCTGAAAGGTGCGCTAAAATTCGTGAAAAACTGGCGCACGGCGGTTGATGGCGGTGCGCATCGCGGGATTTTTACATCGGTTTTGTGTGACAGGTTCGATACGGTTTATGCGTTCGAGCCGACTGACCTTTGCCAGAAGATCGACCCGCGTGCGATTGTCTGCCAATCCGCCCTTGGTGCATTGCGGGGCCGTTGTTCGATGCAATCTGGCACGGAAAATACCGGGCAAACCCATGTCGCATTAGGTAATGGCACTGAAATCGTGCGGCTAGACCAGTTTGATATTGCCGATGTCGATTTTATCAAACTGGATGTCGAGGGGTACGAATGGTTCGCCTTGCTGGGCGCAATGCGGATAATCCTGCGTGACCGGCCGGTTGTCATGATCGAGGAAAACGGGCTTTGCCAGCGATACGGCGTTGCGCCTTTTGCGGCCAATCGGCTGATGGAAGAATGGGGCGCAAGATGCGTGGCGCGGTTTAACAAGGATTATGTTTTCGCATGGGATTGACCGTTGTCAGCGTTTTGCGAAGCGGCGGGCAATACCAGGCTTGGCATGTATCGCGCCTGCAGGGTCAGGTGAAAGCGGCGACGCCATCGGCGCGATTTGTGTGCCTGTCTGACGTTTCGGTCGATTGTGATCGTATTGATCTTTTGCACGATTGGCCGGGTTGGTTTGCCAAGATCGAATTGTTTCGTCCCGGCCTGTTTGCCGGGTCGGTGATCTATCTTGATCTTGATACCGATGTGGTCGGTGATATCGCGCCGCTGGCGGTGCGCGAATTTACCATGCTGTCGGATTTCTACCGGCCCGATCTTCCGGCATCCGGTGTGATGGGATGGTGCGGTGATGCACCGGGAGAGGTCTATGAGGCGTTTCGTGCGGATCCGCACGGGGCAATGGCGCGGTGCCGTCATCGCGATTGCTGGGGCGATCAGGGATTTATTGCCGCCGCACTAAAACGTGCCCCGTCGCGCTTCGGGCGGGAAGTTGTCAGTTACAAGGTACATTGCCTCAAAGGCGTCCCGGATCACGCGGCGATTGTTGCCTACCACGGGGTGCCAAAGCCGTGGGACGTGTAATTGGAAAGAAAATCTGATGTGCTTTGGTATCGGTTACTTGTCCAGATGCCTATTTAAGTTTGTCTATCGTCATGTTCATTTGCATTTGCCAAAGAAAATCTTGGACATTGCGGTGCCAAATATCGTTTGAGCCCTAACAACTTCTTTGGTTTCTGTGATTTGATAACCATTCTGGCAGTAGTTGTTTTCCGATAATGATGTTTCCATCCAGCGGATCAGGTCTTCATTCGTGTACGGATAAAGCTGATCGGCGCGATATCTAAATTCACCATTTGGTAGTGGTTCGAATTCAGTAGCGCGAGCGCGGTCGGTTGTCTCGCACGCGGTGAGTAATGTCGCTGCGATAATAATGAATGGGGCGGTGCGCATTTGAGACTCCCTTTGCAATCAAGGGTGGAATGCTACGCTTGCTTTATAAGTTATGTCAAATGTTTCAGGTTTCGCGCAGGTCGCCTTCGAGCGGCCCTTTTTCGTTGGGGCGGTGATGGATTACAGTTTGGTACGAACTGCCGACCCGGCAGCGGATTTCATGGAAGATGCGCGGGTGTATGAACATCTGCGCGTGCCGCTTTCCGGCAGCCCGGCAGCGCCAGAAGACAAGGACCTGATTGCGATCTATCGCGACGGGGTTCAAAGCCATCTTGACGGGATTGACGGCATTTTGGGCCGCGCCCTGATCACGCAGACATGGCAAATGAAATTGCCGCGTTTTCCGCAGCGATCCTGCGCCATTCGGTTACCGTTGCCGCCCTTGCAAACGGTATCGGCGATTGAATATATCGACGATGACGGCGATGAAATCACCCTGGATAGCGGCCTTTATCAGGTCGTGAACCGCGGAAAATATCCGTCGCACATTGTGCCGGCATACAGTCAGACATGGCCATCAACCCGCGATGTGCCTGATGCGGTGACGGTGACCTTTGTGGCAGGCTACGGCAATGCGGCGGACGACGTTCCGGCGGCAATCCGCAATGCGGGGCTGCTTCTGATCGCCGATCTGTATGAGCATCGCGAGGCGCAATCGGTTGATTTCGAAATCCATCAAAACAAAACGGTGGACTGGCTGTTAAGCCCGTTCCGGCAGGTGTTCTGATGCGGCGCAAGATGCGAAATGCCGGGGCTGGCGCATTTGATCAGCGGGTCACGGTGCAGCGCGTCACGCGCACGCCGGATGGATATGGCGGTGCAACCGAAACATGGGCCGATATCGGCACGGTCTGGGCGGAATGTTTGCAGATCAGCGGCGATGAAAGTGCGGTTGGCGATGCCAAGCGGGCAGTATCACGATACCGGTTCACATCGCGCAATGCCGGTGTTTGGGCGGGTTTAACCGCGAGTGACCGGCTTTCGTGGGGCGGGCTGGTGTTTGATATCCGTCATGCGCCGGATGTGGCGCGTGCCCTTGATCGCGTGATCGAGGCGGAAACGGGGGCGGTGCAATGAGCAGCCTTGATCTGCAAAAGGCCATCGTCACCCTGCTGGATGGGGTGTTGTCCTGTCCTGTTTACGATGATGTGCCAGATGATGCGCAATATCCGTATGTGGTGGTTGATGCCGATCTGGTGTCAAACAGCCGGGCCTTGGATCAGTACCGGGAAACGGTGATGGTCTATCTGTCGATCTGGTCGGATTATGCCGGTCGCAAGGAAGTCAAGCAGATTGCCGATACCATCCGCACCGCCACGGAAAACACGTGCCCGGCAATGGATTCCGGGGTGTGTGAAAACCTGCGGTTCGAGCGGGTGACGACGTCAAAGGATGTTGACGGAACGACCTATACCGGGCGGGTGACGCTGCGCGCGATCATCCGGCCTTAACCCGGCCGTGACGGCCATTTCATGCAAAACTAAGGAGCCATTGCCATGACCGTGCAAACAGCGGCCGGGTGTACACTTTCTATTTCCGACGGATCATCTGTCGCGGCAACGCAGTCGGCGTTCGAGGCGGAAACATACCTTGAAGTTGCTGAAATTACCGATCTGGGTGAATTCGGGGCGGAATTTTCGACGATTACCCATGTCTCGCTTGCGGATCGTCTGGTGCGCAAGTTCAAGGGCACCGAGGATCCGGGGTCACTGCCTTTGCAGCTTGGTTATGACCCGGATGATACGGGGCAGAACCAATGCAAGGCTGCGTTGGCGTCGGACAACGAATGGGCGTTCAAGGTGACATTGAATGATGCCGGGACCGGTTCGCCTTCCAGCCCGACGACATTCTTTTTCCGCGGGCGTGTGATGTCGTTCCGTCGTCAGATTGGCAGTCCTGAAAGTGTTGTCGGTGCCACCTGTAATATCGGGATCAATACCCGACCGATTGAAGTCGCCGCCGTTTAACAGATTGCCGCGGCAGGCGGGCGCGTGACGGGGGTTCGCGCCCGCCATCTTTTCCCCCGATCCCCGAAAGGTATCCAGATGACCAAGACAAAACAGGCTGTTGCCACGGCCCCGGAACTGACCGTTACGGTCGCGGGCACTGTTCATTATCTTGCGCCGAAACTATCCGCGGTGCGGATGATCAACAGCTTTGCCGGTGGCCTTAACCCGGCCTATCGCAAGGTGCGTGATCTTGATTTCGACGCGATGGCCCAGATTATCGTTGCCGGGGCTGGCTTGAAGCTTAAGCCGTCGGAATATGACGATCTGGTCACGACCATCTGGCAGGAGCCGGACAAGGCCAAGCTTGGCGCGGACCTGATCAATTACATCACGGTTCTTCTGAATGGCGGACGCCCGATCATTGATGGCAACGATGTTGCCGATGATGCGGGCGATGCGGATGAAGCGCCGGGAAAGCCGTAAGCCTTGATGAATGGTGGGACCTTGTTTATCGCTATGCGACCGGATGGCTTGGCTGGTCGGATGAACAGGCGATGCAAACGCCGGTCCCGCGCATTCTGCTGGCGCTTGATGGCCGCATCGATTTCCTGCGCAAAAGCAATGGCGTCGATGACGAACCGGAAACACGGCAGCCATCCAAGGATGAAGTCGCCGACAAATTGCGGGCAGCCCTTCGGGGCTGGAAACCGTCACGGAGATAGCCGCCATGCCCGTCACCGGAACAAAGGAACTGGTGGCGGCGCTGCAGCACGGTATTCCGTCGCGGATCCGTGAGAATGTCGAGGAAGCCCTGCATAAGGCAGCACAGCTTGTGCTGTTCGATATGGAGGCGTTGACGCCGATTGACGCCAGCAACCCCGGCCCGCATGCACGAGACGGTTTGACGATTCTGGCCGGGGATGGCGGGCTTTCCTACGATATCGGCCTGCCGACCCGTGACCTTGCGGAAGATCATTTCTGGTTCCGGTTTCTTGATGGCGGGACCAAGGGCGGCGAGGTTTCCTATCGTCGCAATGGCAGGCGTTTCACGATGCGCGTGCCGAAACGCCCGGCCCTTCGCATTCTTGAGCGTGCGATGGACGGCAACCGTGATGAAATCGAACGGCTGATCGTCCAGGCGATCCGCGAAGCTTTGCGCGAGGGTGTGTGATGGCGGGCGAACTGCAAAAAGTCGGTATGTCCGTTTCGATTGATGCGGAACTTGAACGGCTTGAAGCGAACTTCAAACGGGCTGGTCGGCTGGTTGATACCACTTCGACCAATATGGACCGCAGCACGAAACGGGCCGCAAAGGCGTTCAATCAGCTTCAGGCGTCTTTGGACCCCTTGGCTCGTGCAGGTCAGAATCTTGAGCGCCAGTCGGACAAGGTTCGTCTCGCTTTGGAAAAGGGGGCTATCACTACCAAAGAAGCCAATGCCGCCTATCGCCAGTTAAACGACCGTTTTGATGCCTATGTCGCAAAACTCAATCAGGCGGGTGTTGCGGTCGCGGCAAACGACAATGCGGTCGTCAAGGCCGTGCCGAATTACCGCCGGTTTGGTGCTATCGCACAGCAGGCAGGTTATCAGGTCGGTGACTTTGCGGTGCAGGTTGCCAGCGGACAGAATGTGCTTGTGGCCCTAACGCAGCAGGCATCGCAGTTGCTTGGGGCTTTCGGTCCGTGGGGTGCTGTTATTGGCGCTGCGGCAGCCATTGCCGGGGCTTTGGCGATTGCGTTCTGGGATACCAGCGAATCAGCCGATGAAGCCGCAACCAGCCTTGAAGCTTATGAAAAGTCGGTGAAGAAGGCCGAGGAATTCATTAAAAAGCTGAACGATCAGCAGAAAGAAAGTGCCGAACTCCTGCGCGATGAGCGCGACGAAATCCTGAAAACCGCCAAGGCGCGATTGGAAGCGGCCAAGGCTGCGCTGGAAATCAGAAAGGCAGAAATCGAGCGCATCAACGCCATGTCGAACGATCCGATGTTCGGTATTGGTGATGAACCGATTGATGCGGGTGTCTATCAGAATCAGATCAACGAAATTGCCGAATTGCAGGCAAAATTCGACGATCTGAATGACAGTATGACCGCAGCGATTGATTCCAGCGAGGAATTCAAGGCGTCGCAAGAGGCCGACAAATCGCGCAAAAAAGCTGCGGATGATGCGGAGCGGCAGGCGGAAAAAATCGGTGCTGTGATCGAAGCTCTGCAGTACGAGCTTTCCGCATTTGAAATGACCAATCGCGAGCTTGAGGTAAATAACGCGCTGCGCCGTGCCGGTGTTGATGGTGCAAGTGCGCAAGGTATCCTCATCAGGCAATTGGCTGGTGATGTTTACGATTACAAGCAACGTTTGGAAGATTTGAACGATGCCCTTGATCGTGAAGCCAAGGTTATGGAGGAAGGTGCGCGGGTCACCGAAGCCAACCGCACCGCACAGGAAAAATACAACGACGAAATCGAACGGCTGCGCGAATTGCTGGCCGAGGGCGCGATCAGTCAGGAAACCTATGGCCGGGCGGCATCGGCGGCAGCGGATGATCTGACCAAGGCCAACGAAAAGCTGAACAAAACCGGCAAGGAAGTCGGTCGTGTGTTGGGTAATGCCTTTTCCGATCTTGGCGGTTGGGCGGATGACGCGCGGGGCAAGGTGGATCAGCTTGCGATGTCGATTGCCGAAATGGTCTGGCAGCAGCAAATCGCCCAGCCAGCGGCGGATGCGATTGGTGGTGCCATCGGTGGTATTGACTGGGGATCAATGTTTGCCTTTGCCGATGGCGGCATCATGACATCGCGCGGCAAGCTGCCATTGCGGCAATATTCCGAGGGTGGCATCGCCAATTCGCCGCAACTTGCGATGTTCGGCGAGGGTTCGGTGCCGGAGGCTTATGTTCCGGTGCCGTCTGGCAAGATTCCGGTCGATATCCGTATGCCGAAAATGCCCGCCGCCAATTCCGGCGGGCCGTCGGCGATATTCAATATCGATGCGCGCGGTGCCGATCAGGCGGGGATGGCACGGCTTGAAACCGCCATCACGGCGATTGGCGGCGAAGTGCGGCGCATTGACAGCACATTCAACAAACGGGCCGTAAATGCCGTGTCTGATCAGGCACGACGCGGCGGTAGTGCCGGGCGGGCAATCAGGGGGCGTTAAAACATGACCGATCCGATTGCCTTGCCAACTGTACCGATGGAAATAACCGTCACCCCGGTCAATTCCGTCGGGCTGGCGATTTCCAATTTTACCTTTCAGGGGCAGGCGCAGGCCAATCAGGGGGAGCGATGGGATATCGCCATGACGTTCGCGCCGGAGCGCCGGGCGGATGTCACGGCGATGCAGGTGTTTCTTCTCCAATGTCGCGGGCCGCTTAACCCGTTTCTTGCCAATGACCCGCTGGCGCGGTTCCCGCAGAATAACACCGACGTGGTGACCGTGCAGCTTGCGGGGGCGCATGCCGCGCGGATCCGCACCATATCGACGATCAACTGGACAACGGACGACCCGGACGGCTTTGCCTTGCGGAAGGGCGATTATATCCAGCTTGGCAGTGGCAGCGCATCGCGTCTGCACATGGTTCTGAACGATGTTGAAATCACCGATGAAATGACCGGTGCGGCCGATATCGATATCTGGCCCGCCACCCGTGCGGCCTATGTCGACGGGGCAACGGTGGTTTACCGCGACCCCAAGGGTGTGTTTCGTCTCAAGCCCGGCGAAACCGGGCAGTGGCGCGGCAATCCCGGTGATTATTACGACGGCATCACCTTCGGGGCGATGGAGTACATCACATGAGAACCGACATTGATCCGGATCTGCTGGCGCAATTGTCGGGCGACCGGTTGATGCCGGTTCTGTTTGGGCGCATCGGCGCAGCGTCTGATGATGTGCGGATGTGGACCGGGATCGGGCCGATTTCGTGGGGCGGGTTTGAATGGCTGGGCGGCGGTGAATTCGTCGGCATATCGGAAATCGAGGAAACCGAGGAAATCCAGGCCAACGGCCTGACCTTCCAGTTGTCCGGGATTCCGATTGAATACCTGTCGCTGACGCTGACCGAAATGCGGCAGGGCCTGCCGGGTGATCTTCATGTCGGGGCGATGTCCGATACTGGCGTTCTGATCGGCACGCCGTACAAGGCGTTTTCCGGACTGACCGACGTGCCGGTGATCGATGATGACGCCACCACGATCACGATATCGGTGACGGTCGAAAGCGATCTGGTCGATTTGGAACGGTCGAAAGTCCGGCGGTTTACCGATGAAGATCAGAAGGCGATTTACCCGGATGATCGCGGGTTCGAGTTCGTCAACCGCCTGCAGGATACCGAAATCACATGGGGGCAGATCAAGTGACGCGATTGCCACTTTGGGAAAGCAAACTGTCAGACTGGCAACAGGCCGCCGCAAGGCGGTCTTTTTCGTGGGGTTCTGCCGATTGCTGCCTGACCGTGTGTGACGGGTTGCAGGCAATCACCGGGATCGATCCGGCCCGCGCCTTTCGCGGCAAATACAAGACGAAAACCGGGGCCTATGGCGCGCTGAAACGCTTTGCCGGTGGCGGGCTTGCAGCGACAGCGGAAAAGATCACCGCCGGGCTTGGCTGGCCGGAAATCCCGGTTCTGATGGCGCGGCGCGGTGATGTTGGCCTTGTCAATACCGACGAGGGCGAGGCGCTTGCGATCTGTGTCGGCCCACGCTGGGCGACACAGGGTGCCGCCGGTCTGGTTTATCTATCCATCAAATCGGGCCTGCGTGCCTGGAGGGTCTGACGAATGCCACAGGTGATCCCGGTCATTGCAGCAGCAGCGGCGGCGGCCGGGACCAAGGCGGCGGTTGCGGCCTTTGCGGCGGGCTGGATCGCAAGTCTTGCCGGTGCTGTGGTGGGTGCGGTTGTTTCGGTCGCTGCGGCGTCTGCGTTCGGCGCATCTGCGAAATCGAAGGCTGCGGGTATCACGGCGGCCTCTGCCCTTTCAAGCCGGACCCAGATGGTGCGCCAGCCTTTGGCAACCCGCCCGATCATTTATGGCGAGGTGCAGGCTTCTGGCCCGGTGACATACATGAATGTCACCGATGGCAAGCGCAAGCTGCAATGGCTGATCACCCTGACCGGTCATCCGGTCGAGGAAATCGGCGATATCTGGTTTGGCGATACCAAGGTGTTTTCCGGATCGGGCACAGGCAATGCCATCGGCAAATATGCCGGGTTTGCATGGTTCTGGAAGGGTGACGGCACGGATGCAGGCGATGCCGACCTGCTGGCCGCGATGCGGGCACGCAACAGCGAATGGACGGTTGATCATCGGCAGCGCGGATGCGCCAAGCTGTATTGTGAACTGACCTATGACCAGGACATTTATGCGGGCGGCATCCCGCAGATCAAATGCCTGGTGAAGGGCAAGAAAGATATCTATGACCCGCGCAGCGATACGACCGGTTACACCGATAACTGGGCGCTGGTAACCGCGGACTATGTCAAGATTTCCGACGGTGTCGGTTCGGGCTATGAGGCGATAGAGGAAGATACCCTGATCGCGTCGGCCAATGTGTGTGACGAGGATGTCACGCTGGCGGCGGGTGGCACCGAAAAACGTTACGTCGTTTCGGGGGTGATCGATACCGGCAATCCGGTCGGCGACAATCTGCGCGAACTGCTTAATCCGGGTGGCGGTATTGCGACACGTGCGGGCGGAAAATGGTCGATCCTGCCGGGCTATTATCGCACACCGGAAATCGAAATCGATGAAAGCTGGCTTGACGGCCCGATCCGGGTACGGACCCGGCAGTCAAAGCGTGACCTGTTTAACGTGGTGCGCGGGGTATATTCCTCGCCCGAAAGCCTTTGGCAGCCGACCGACCTGCCGGTTCTGAAATCGGCAACCTTCATTGCCGAGGATCAGGGTCGCGAAATCGCGGTCGACCGTGAATTCCTGTTCACCACGTCCCCGGCCTGCGGGCAGCGGTTGCAGAAGCAGGCGCTGTTCAAGAACCGTCTGCAGGCCGAGGTTGAGCTTAAATGCAACCTCAAGGCTTTTGCGGTGCAGGTCGGCGATGTGGTCGGAATTACCAGGTCGGCCTATGGCTGGGATAACAAACCGTTCGAGGTGGTGACCTGGCGTCTGGCCCCCCGCGAAGATGGCGACGTGATCCGGCTGGGTGTCGATATCACGCTGCGCGAGACGGCATCGGCAGTCTATGACTGGACCGCCGACGACGAAACCATCGTTGCGGCATCGGCGGCCAATACCTTGCCGGGTCCCGGTGATGTATCCCCGCCCGATGGTCTGGATGTGACGGAGGTTTTGTATTCGACCCGCGATGGCGGCGGCGTCAAGTCCAAGATCGTTCTGGTAGCGGGCGAGGCCGATGACGGGTTTGTTGTATCCTATCAGTTCGAAATCCGCGAAGTCGGTGCGCTGGAATGGGATGATAAGCCGCGGGTGGATTCGCCACGGTTTGAAATATTTGACGCCACACCGGGAATTTACGACATCCGGGTCAAGGCGATCAACCGGGTCGGGGCAAGTTCGGACTATGTCACGGTACGGCGGGAGATTTACGGCCTTTCGGGTAAGCCGACCGCGCCAACCGGCCTGACCATCCGCAGCCTTGGCGGGTTCGCGATTCTGGAATGGGATCAATCCGGCGACCTGGATGTGTTGCAGGGGGGCGAGGTGCTGGTGCGCTGGTCGCCATCCCTGTCCGGGGCGGAACTTTTCAACAGCGGCACGATTGGCAACCCATTGCCGGGCGGATCGGTGCAGGCGAATGTCGCGCTGCGGCCCGGTTCGTATCTCGTGCAGTTTGTCGATGCCAGCGGCACGGCGTCGGATCCGGCTGTCATATCGACCGATGCGGCAACGATACTTGAATATGCCGATATCGGATCGGTGGTCGAAAACCCGGCATGGTCGGGTGAACTGGACGGCACCATTGTCACCGATGGCAACCTGGTTCTGCCCGGCGAGTGGTTGATCGATGACATTCCCGATTTTGATGCAGTTGCATCGGTGGATGCCTATGGCGGGATCGTGACATCCGGCACATACGGCTTTGCATCGGGGTTCGATTTCACAACCAAATCGCGCAAGCGGCTGACGGCGTCGGTGACGTTGCTGGTCGTCAGTGTGATCGACACGGTCGATGATCGTGCGGGGACCGTGGATGAATGGGATTCGTTTGATGGCGATGCCGGGGGTGATGGGGATTGTTCCGTGTGGTTCCGCACCACCGATGATGACCCGTCCGGTTCGCCGGTCTGGTCGGACTGGCAACGTCTTGACGTGGCAGAGGTCAATTGCCGGGCGGTGTCGTTCGAAGCACGGCTGTCGGTTTCCGATCAGTCTTACAATGTCGAGGTCAGCGATCTGCGGGTAACAGCCGCCGATCTGGCATAAGGATATCCATAAATGGCTAAGCGTAAAGCGGCCGCCCGTTCCGGTGATACGGAATGGGTGGCCATTATCGATTCAGATGGTCTGTATCAGGGCAAGGAGCAGGTCGCGAACGCGACCAGCCGGTTCATTGTGCCTGCCGATTGCGACCTGAAACCCGGACAATACCGGCTTTCGGATTGCAAAACCAAGTTTGTTCCGGTGCGCCACACCTTGGCGGTCAAGCCGGATATGGCGATTGCCGATGCACTGCAATCATTGGCCGATGCAGCGGGTATATCGCTGCCGGCCAGTACGGCCAAATGGATTGCGGCAATCCGCAAAAAGGGGGCATAGGCCATGGCGCAGCATGATTATGTCCTTGCGAACGCTTCAGGTGCGGCATATCGCGTCGATAACAATGATGTCTTGCAGGCGATCCTGAGTGGTAATTCAGGCGCAACGGCACCATCGGTCACCGAAGCCTATATGATCTGGAACGACACCAATACAGGTCATCTGAAACAGCGCAATGCGGCGAACACGGCGTGGATAGATCATGGTCCGCTTGCCAGTGCAATTTTGCGCGTTTCTGATGTCGCGGCAGGTGGTTCCGGAGGGCTGTTGCGGGCCGATGGTGATGGTTCCGGTTTATCGGGGATTGCAACGCAAGTGCCTGCCGGTATCGCCGAAAGCATCAACATCAACAGCAACACTGCAAATCCGAACTATCAGATCGGCTATAGCATCGAAGATATCGCGCTTAAGGACAGTGGTGGCGCAATTGTTTATGCCACGATGACAGGTACGCTGGATATTGAAACTTCCGGTGTTAACGGCCTCGATACAGGTTTGGAAGCCCCAAGTACTTTTTATTACATCCACGCAATTGCGCAAAGTGACGGAACCGGGGCTTTACTGCTTTCGGCAAGTTCTACAGCTCCGAACAAGCCGACAGGATACGATTATTCGGCATTGGTTGGGGCGGTCAGGAACAATGCAAGCTCCAACTTCATCCCGTTTTTCCAGTATGGCAACAGCGTATCTTATTACGCTCAACAGAACGTACTAGCTGCTGGTCAGGCAACAACTGAAACGGCGATTGATTACAGTGCGTTTGTTCCGCCGATTGCACGTCGTTTGACCGCTAATGTTGAGGCTCAGCAAACAGACACGACGCTAGATGCTTATGCGGCTTTGCGACATATCGCTGCCAATGACTTCATCCGTATGTATGTCGGTCAGAACACTGCGGGAAACCGCAACTTCAACACATCACAAATTCAAATTCCTTATACAGGAAACTTTTTCTACACGTGGTCAACCCCGTCCGCTGGTCGGTTTTTGAAGGTTGATATTTCTGGGTTTACGCTGCCGTTCGGTGGCGGATAAGCAAGGTAAAAATCATGAATGTTATGTGCTTTTTGCGAAGCGTGGCTCTTGCAGCCGCGCTTTTCGTCATGCCTTTCGCGGTTCACGCAGCCAGCCAGAAGGATTTTGGGGCGGGAACCAACACCACCTATGCCATTCCGGCCGGGTCTGATCGCTGTCAATTCTGGATCAACGGTGCCGGTGGTGGTGGTGGTGCCGGTAACGCCAATTCGGCGGGTGGCGGCGGCGGATCAGGTGCCAAGGGAATGTTCGATGTGCGTGGCGCGCTAGGCGGAATTAACCTGCAAGTGACTATTCCGACTGGCGGTGCCGCAGGCGTATATCCGGGTGGTAATGGTGGCACCGCGCCGACACATACTGAAATCACATGGCCCAACGGGTTCAAGATGATTGCCGGTTCAGCGCAGGGTGGGTATGGCGGCAACGGGCAGCCGGGGCCGGGCGGCGTTGGTGGCAACATCGCGACGAATACCAGCGATCAGGGTGGGTCATATACATGGCCGACCGAAATCACCAGTGCTGGTCAGTTCAATCTTGGGGCACCGGCTGGAATGGATGGCACGTCGCGCCTGTTTGGTCGTGGTGGAAATGAAGGCGATACCGGCGGCGGCGGCAAAGGTGGCTGGTGGGGGCAGAACGGCCATCCGGGGCAAGGTGGTTACGTTCACATCGAATGTGAATAAGTCCACATTTTGACCGTGTAACGGAGTTTCAGATATGAAAAAGTATTTCGGGATCGCGATGTTCGCGGTCCTTTTTTTATTGCCATCGCACCCCACTTTTGCCGCCCAACCCGTGTGCGTCGACCGCGACCGGGTGATAGCGCATCTGGGCGCGCAATATGGCGAGGTGCCGGTGGCCGAGGGGATCACGGCCAATGGCGGGGTTCTGGAAGTGCTTGCCTCGCCAGATGGCGAAAGCTGGTCAATCCTGTTTACCTATCCGGCGGGTGCGACCTGCGTTCTGGCAAGCGGTGAAGCGTGGCAGCACATCGCGCCGGTTCCGGCATCGCGCGGTGATCCCGGCGACCCGGCTTAACAAACCTGCCGTTTCGACTTCATGCATCAGGGGGTGACAAGGTGCAGGAAAACATTCCGCCGGATTTCGATTGGGCCAATGTGCTTAAGCTGAATGCGCCGTTGCTGGCCTTTTCGCTGATGGTGCGGCTTCTGTGGCATCAGCGGCTGGTACGGGTCGGCCAACGCCGGTTCTGGTCATGGGATCTTTTGTGGGAACTGCCGATGGCGGTTCTGTGCTGTGCGGTCGGGGTGGGTGTTGCCAGCTATCTTGACCTTGTCGGCAGCCAGCAGATTGCCTGCATCGGCGTCTGTTCGTGGCTCGGGCCGCGGGGTGGCGAGGTCCTTCTGGATAAATTCCTGATGCGCTATGCGCCGAAAGGCACGGAAAAATGAAACTGCTGCGTGATCTTATGCGTGATCCGGTGATCTGGGTGTTTGCCGTTGCCGGTGCCGTGATTGGCGGGGTTGGTGCGTTCTTCCTGATCGGTGGTGTCTGGTTGACGATTGCCGGGGTTGCCGGTGGGGCCGTGACAGGCGTCATTGTCTTTGTGATCCTGCTGATGATTGCGTTGGCAAGTGGGGGTTAATATGGATTTGCAGATTGATACGCTGGCCCGCACGATTTATGGCGAGGCCAAGGCAAATGACGTTGCGGATGCACAGGCGATTGCCTGTGTTGTGATGAACCGGGTTGGGTATCGCAACTGGCCATCAACCCCGGCTGCGGTGTGCAAACAGGCGTGGCAGTTTTCCTGCTGGAATCAGAACGACCCGAACCTGTCGCGGATCATGAGTGCATCCGGTGCGTGGTTTGACAAATGCTGTGCAATTGCCAAGCTTGCGGTCGAGGGACGGCTTGAAGATCAGACCAGCACGGCAACGCATTACCTGACCCGCGCGGTGCGTTCAAAGACATTCTGGGCCAAGGGCAAGGTGCCTTGCTTTGAAACCGCAGGACACCTGTTCTTTAATGATATCGATACGCCTGCGCCGATCAGTGCCAAGGATGCGTTGGATCAGCAACGCCCGCTGTCGCAATCGCGCACGATCAAGGGCGCGTCTGTTGCCGGTGTCATGGCGGTTGTCGGCCCGGTGGCGGCGGATGTTTCATCCACGCTTGAGCAATACGCATACCTGTCTGACGTGATCAAATGGGGGTGTGTCGTTTTGGGCGCGATTGGCGCGGGCTGGGCTATTTATGCCCGGCTGAATGACCGTGCAAAGGGGCTGGTATGATAGCGGCTGTCGGTGCGTTCCTGTCGGGTGCGTGGATGCGCATCGCGATCATTGGCGGGGCGGTTCTTGCCGTCCTGCTGGTGCTGTTTTCCGCCAGGCATGCGGGGCGGCAGGCCGAACGGGTCGAAACCATGGCGCGCAACCTGGAGAACGTCAATGCACAACGCAAAGCGGCTGCTGCTGCCCCTTCTGATCGTGCCGGTGTTGTTGACCGGCTGCGCAACGGCAAATTCTGATTCTGCCGTCTGTCCGCCGGTGATCGAATATAGTGTGGAATTTCAGGGGCGTCTTGCCGATGAACTGGAAGCCCTGCCGGATGGTTCGGCGTTGGAACGTGCCATGATCGATTATGGCCGGGTGCGGTCGGAATTGCGGGCATGCCGTTCCTAATGCTGTTGCCGCCCGGCCCGTGTGGGGCCGAGGCGGCAGCTTTTGACGCATTCGGTCAGGGGCAGGCACCGCCGGTGCCCGCGCCCTTGTAGCGGGCAATAAAGTGGCTTGGCGATGTGATCAGCACTGTGTGTCGTTGCGCGCGGGTATGCGCCCAGATGTCCGCATACCTGACAGCGCATCCTGCGCAGGATATCGCCCAGTCCGATATCAGGGCCATGCCGTTCGATCAGTGGGCCAAGGCGTAAAACCCCGCCATGATCGCATAGATGGTTCGCGCAATAGACGAACATGTGATCATCATGCCGGGCCGCATCGCGCAGCGTGATGTAACCATCCCAATCGGGCAT